CTGATATGGCTATCGGCAGATATGTTGCACAAAGGGCGGGAATCGGTATCAACGCAGGCAGAATCCGTGGCATCAACGCTAAAATCAGAGGCGGAGAGGTACAACACACAGGTGTGGTCCCCTTCCTTAAAAAGTTTGAATCAACTGTGCGATGCTGCACACAAAACGGCATCAGAGGTGGTTCAGCTACAGTCCACTTTCCTATCTGGCATCAGGAAATCGAAGACATCATCGTCCTGAAGAACAACAAAGGAACTGAAGACAATCGTGTTCGTAAACTCGATTACTCAATCCAAATCTCTAAACTCTTCTATGAACGATTCATCACCGATGGAGAAATCTCACTTTTCTCTCCGCACGACGTTCCTGGTCTGTATGATGCTTTTGGTACTCCTGGATTTGACGACTTGTATGTGGGTTATGAACGAGATCAGTCTATTCCAAGAAAGACTATCGGAGCTCAAGAACTCATTCTGGACCTTCTGAAAGAACGTGCAGAGACTGGTCGTTTGTATCTTATGAACATTGACCACTGCAACTCCCACTCTTCCTTCAAGGATAAAGTGGAGATGAGTAACCTGTGTCAGGAAATTACACTCCCCACCAAACCACTCCAACATATCGATGACCCAGAGGGTGAAATTGCTCTTTGTATTCTTTCTGCAGTCAATGTTGGTAAGGTGAAAGATAATGATGAGTTTGAAGAACTCTGCAGTCTTGCTGTACGTGGTCTTGAAGAACTTATTGACTACCAAGATTATCCTGTAGTTGCCGCAGAGAAGTCCACAAAGGCACGTCGTTCCCTTGGAGTAGGATTTATTGGTCTGGCACATTATCTTGCCAAACTAGGTTTCTCCTACGACTCTCAAGAAGCATGGGATGCCGTTCATGGTCTTTCAGAATCTTTCCAGTATTACCTCCTTAAGGCATCAAATGAGGTAGCAAAAGAAAAAGGTGCTTGTGAATACTTTAATCGGACCAAGTACTCAGATGGACTTCTTCCGATTGATACATATAAGCAGGATGTCGATGAAGTTTCATCTATAGAATATCAACATGATTGGGAGTCTCTTAGAGTATCTATCTCCAAATACGGACTGCGACACAGCACGTTGTCCGCACAGATGCCATCGGAGAGCAGTTCCGTTGTGTCAAATGCAACAAATGGAATCGAACCACCTAGAGGATACTTGTCCGTTAAAAAGAGCAAAAAAGGACCCCTTAAGCAGATTGTTCCGCAGTATACCTCGTTAAAGAATAACTACACACTGTTGTGGGATATGACCTCTAATGAGGGTTATATCAATGTCGTTGCAGTGATGCAAAAATTCTTTGACCAGGCAATTTCTGGCAACTGGAGTTATAATCCAGAGAACTATCCAGACAATGAGGTTCCTGTTTCAGTAATGGCACAAGACTTCTTGACAACATACAAGTTGGGATGGAAAACTAGTTACTATCAGAATACATATGACAACAAAACTGATGAGGTAAAGGAGGCATCAGACAAAGCAGACGCAGACCTAATCGCAGAAATTTTAAGTTCAGAAGGAGAAGAAGATTGTGAATCCTGTAAAATTTAGAGTCAGTTCGGACGATGAGTTTAATAAAAAGATGACTAGCGTTAAAGGCATGACTGTCTTTAACACAGATAAGACAGAACTTAAAAAACAACCTATGTTCTTTGGTGCTCCTCTTGGAGTTCAAAGATATGATTCCTACAAGTATCCTATCTTTGATAAACTAACCACTCAGCAACTAGGTTATTTTTGGAGACCAGAAGAAGTCTCCCTTCAAAAAGACAGGTCAGATTACAAGACCCTTCGTCCTGAACAAAAGCATATCTTTACTTCTAATCTGAAGTATCAGATTCTGCTTGACTCTGTTCAGGGTCGTGGTCCTGGTATGGCATTCATTCCTTATTGCTCTCTTCCTGAACTGGAAGCATGTATGGAAGTCTGGGGATTCATGGAAATGATTCATTCCCGTTCCTATACTTACATCATTAAGAATGTCTACCCTGATGCTGCAGAGGTATTTGATACTATTCTTGATGATGAAAGAATCATTGATCGTGCTAAGAGTGTTACTCAGGCATATGATGATTTCATTCAAGCAGCACAACAGTATGGTAATACTAGTGAGTGGGAGATGGCACAAGAGGGTGCTGGATATTTCCGTGAAAACCGTAAAGAACTAAAGAGAAAACTATATAGAGCAGTTGCCAACGTCAATATCCTAGAGGGGATTAGATTCTATGTTTCGTTTGCTTGCTCGTTTGCGTTTGGTGAACTCAAACTTATGGAAGGATCCGCTAAAATCATCTCTCTCATCGCAAGAGACGAAAATCAGCATCTTGCAATTACTCAAAACATCCTCAACAAGTGGAGTTCAGGGGATGACCCAGAGATGGCAGAAATTGCTAAAGAGGAAGAAGAGTGGGTGATTGGTGCTTTCCGCAACTGTGTTAATGAAGAGAAGGAATGGGCAAACTATCTGTTCAAAGATGGTTCCATGATTGGTCTTAATGACAAACTTCTCCATAATTATGTTGAGTGGGTTGCTAATCGTCGTATGAAGTCGATTGGTCTCAAACCAGTGTTTGATATTCCTGCTAAGAACAATCCTCTTCCTTGGACAGAGCATTGGATTTCTTCAAAAGGTCTTCAAGTTGCTCCTCAAGAAACAGAAGTTGAGTCTTATGTTGTTGGTGGAATCAAGCAAGATGTCAAGAAAGACACATTTAGTGGATTCAAACTCTGACAAATTGAATATTTTGTGGTTAAATAGGGGTAGTTAATACCCCTATTTTTATGCCAACTACTGATATACGCAGTGGAATCAATGAACGTCTCCTTTATACATTAGGAAAAAGACCAGAGGATGCCACTGTAAATGATGTATATAAAGCATTATGCTATGCCGTAAGGGATAGAATGGTTTCCGATTATCTTGAAGAGAAACCAGCACAGAAAGAAGTTGCATATCTCTCTGCTGAGTTCTTGATTGGACCTCAGTTAGGAAATAATCTTTTCAATCTAGATATACAGAAAGAAGCAGAGACTGCGGTAAAAGAATACGGATATACCCTTGATGATGTCTTAGAGGAGGCATGTGAACCTGGACTAGGAAATGGTGGTCTGGGTCGTCTTGCTGCTTGCTACATTGAGTCCTTGTCAACTCTCAAGGTTCCTGCAGTTGGATATGGAATCCGATATAAGTATGGTATTTTTAAACAGAGTATCAAAGATAACAAGCAGGTAGAAGTAACGGATAACTGGTTACATGGTGATTGGCCATGGGAACTTTGCTATCCTGACCAGTCGGTTACAGTCTCATTTGGTGGGAAGGTAGAGCACTACACTTCAGATAAGAATAACTACAGAACTCGTTGGGTTCCTGAAGAGCAAGTAGTTGCTGTCCCTTATGATGTTTTGCAGGCAGGATATAAGGTCAATAAGTGCAATAAACTTAGACTATGGAGAGCAGATGCTATTGATGTATTTGATTATTCTGCTTTCAATAGTGGGGATTACTTTGGTTCAGTTGAAAATAGAGTAGCATCAGAAACTATCTCTAAGGTTCTTTATCCAAATGATGAAACTACACAGGGAAAAGAACTGAGACTCAAGCAACAGTTCTTCTTTGTTAGTGCTTCTATCCAAGATATGGTAAGAAGTCTCAAGGAAAGAAATCTACCACTGGAAGATTTCCATGAGCATTATCAAGTTCAATTAAATGATACCCACCCATCAGTTGCAGTTGCTGAACTGATGAGAATTCTCACTGATGAGAATCATATGGATTGGGATTTGGCATGGGATATCACAAACAAGTCTATTGCATATACAAACCATACACTACTTCCAGAGGCACTGGAGAAGTGGGACCTAACCTTGTTTGGTAACTTACTCCCAAGGCACCTAGAAATAATCTATGAAATCAATCATAGGTTCTTGCAGATTGTTCGACTGAGATATCCTGGTGATGATGATATGCTTAGAAAGTTGTCCATCATTGACGAGTCTGGAAAACGTTCAGTTCGGATGGCACACCTTGCAACAGTTGGGTCTCATCATGTGAATGGTGTTGCAGAAATCCATTCTGATTTGGTGAAGACAAAACTAATGCCAGAGTTCTATGCTCTTTGGCCTCACAAGTTTACTAATGTTACTAATGGTGTGACACCACGTCGATGGTTGGCATGTTCAAATCCAGACCTAGCAAAAGTTCTTAATCACTATGTTGGACCTGAGTGGGTATCAGATACTAGTCTCTTAAGTCACTTGGAAAATCATGTTGATGATAGTGAACTTCTAGAGAAACTAAACTTAACAAAACTAGAGGGAAAACGTAAACTGTCTCGATATATACAAAACACACTTGGTATATCGGTTGATCCGACAAGTATGTTTGACGTACAGGTAAAGAGGATTCATGAGTACAAACGACAGCATCTCCTTGCTTTATGGATTGTTAGTAGGTATATGTACATTAAGAATCACAAAGACGATTATGTTGTTCCTCGTACAATAATCTTTGGTGGTAAGGCAGCACCTGGATATTGGATGGCAAAACTAATCATCCAATTTATTTGCAACCTTGCCGAGACAATCAATTCCGACCCAGACATGGATGGAAAGTTGCGTGTTGTATTCTTACCTAACTACAGTGTTAAGTTGGGTGAGAAGGTTTATCCTGCTGCAGATTTGTCGGAGCAAATTTCTACTGCTGGTAAGGAAGCATCTGGTACTGGTAATATGAAGTTCCAAATGAACGGTGCTTTAACTATTGGAACACTTGATGGTGCAAACGTTGAGATTAGGGACCTTGTAGGTGAAGAAAACTTCTTCTTGTTTGGTAACACTGAACCAGAGATTGAAGAACTTTGGAAGAATGGATATAATCCTAAACTCTTTATGAGTGCTGGATTGTTTAATTCTCTTGAACTTATTTCCTCAGGTCATTTCTCCAATGGTGATAAAGAAGTATTCAAACCTCTGGTCTTGGATATCATGAACAAAGACCCATTCTGTGTTGCTGCTGACTTTGATGATTATTGTCGTGCTCAAAGTGTAGTAGATACATGTTGGGGTAATAGAGAAGAGTGGAATAAAAAAGCACTCATTAATATTGCACGTTCTGGTTTCTTTTCTTCTGATAGGTCTATTGAAGACTACTGTGATAATATCTGGAAGATGTAGTCATAGGGGGCATTGCCCCCTTTTTTTATAAATAAAAGAAACTGTGTCCATAAGATGTCAAATATAGATGACGTAAAAAATCTGTATGAGGGAATTGCGGCAGAAGCATATAAAATGCCTGATCGAGTTGACCCAGCAGATATTAGAAAAGCACAACGTGCAAAGAAAGTAAGAAACCTTGCAACCGATGGTGCTACTGAAGGTGAAAGGGCAGCAGCAGAAAGAAAGACTAAAGGTCCTAAGATGTTTGGTGAAGGTAAGTACTCCAACTCTGAGACTTATGTAAAGGGTACTGCACCAGTTAGAGCAACTTATGGTGGGAAAACTGAATCTTTTCCTAAAGAAACTTATAAGAAGAAATCAAAAAAGAACGTAACTGAAGATACTTGTCCAGTTTGTGGGTTTGATCCATGCCAGTGCCTAGAAGGTACTTTGGTTGAGAAGAAGAAAGATTGTGTCAAGGCAGACAAAAAGACCATGCACAATTGTGCTAAGAAAGTCTGCTCTGAGCAGTGGGGTGTTGGTGAGTGCATCTATGGACAACATGCTGTCCCTGATGCTGAAGGTAACGTCGCATGGTATGACGTATTGTTCGAGCATGGCATCGAGAAAGGTGTAGATATCTCGACACTGGAAGTCCTGGAAGAAGGTTCACATAATGAGCATGTTGAGCACAGTGCTGAACTCACTGAAAAGAAGAAAGATGAGGCAAATATTGGTGGTGGCAACCTAAAGAAACTTGCTAAGAAAGCAACTAAGAGAGTTGACTCCAATGTAGATGGCACTGTAAACAGCAGTGACATGAAGGATTCTGATGTCGGTGAGTTTGTACCTGGACCAACTGGTGGCAAGGTAAAGACTAAGGCAAGATTTGAGAACTGGAGAAGTGATATGCATCCTCTCGTTGAGAGGACTATGACTGCTAAAGATAAGAAGAAAGAAGACCGTCTCAAGGATAAGTATGATGATTCTGAGATGAAGCAGAATATGATTGATAAGTACGGAAAGGAAGAAGGTGAAAAGATTTATTATGCAACAATCCGTAAGCAGGCAATGAAGGAGGAGATTGATAAGAGAAGAGCACCAGCAGAGCTGGTTTCTAGACTGAGTGCGAAACGTGAAGGTCACATGGCACAGGATGGACCTAACAAAGCAGCATATGATGCTAAGCAGAGACTCCTTGCTAAGTCAAAAGCAAAAAGAGTTGATGAAGCAAAGTTCTTCCCTAATGCAGAAGACCCATTTGGTGCAACTGATAGACTTAAGAAGGTAAAACGTCCTGGCACAATCAAAAACAAAGGTGCTGGATATAAGGAGGGACAATCACTCAAGCACACTATCTTGAAGAAAGAAGGTCGCAAGGGTAAGGAAGGTATTGAATCTGCTGTTACAAGTCAAAAAGATAAACTAAGACAAAGAGGAAGACTTGCTGTTCCAACTCCTAAAGCCGTTTCTGATATGAGAAAGGCAAGTCTTGAAAAGTCTATGAGTAAAAAATCAAAGACTCCAGACCATGAGACTACTAGAGCAAAACTTGATAAGTCTCTGAAGTCTAAGTTGGGTGGTGACAGCAAGATGCAAAAGGCAGCAGATGATATTCTGTCTAGGGCAGCAAAAGATTCGGCAGTTGGTCCAGAATCTAAAGCAGCAGCATCTAGAGTCTTTAGTGGAAATATCAGTGGTAAGGGTGAAGAGAAACTAGTTGGTGGTGGTAAGCAACCAACTAAGAGACAGAGAGCAAAACTCAATATGAGCAGAGACCTTGCGAAAGCAGGTGTTTCAATGAAAAAGGAACCATCCAAGAAAGTTAGTAGAAAACTTGAAAATACAACAGCAGGTGGTCCAGTAAAAGTTGTTAAAGCAGCACAAGATAAAAACAATAGTCCAAAGAAAGACAAAAGGTCTGAACCAAAGAGAAAAATCAAAAAGTCTCTTGGTGAGGAATACCTTGCACTCTATGGAGATGTGATTGCAGCACTTCTCGATTCCGAGTATGCAATCAACGAAGAGTCTGCAAACAATCTATTTGATTGCATGACTGAGGATGCTCTTACTGTAATCACTGAGCAGTATCTAGAGGAAAAAGCAAGAGGCACTAGAAAGAAATCTACTGCACACATCTATGATATGGACGAGACTCTTTATGGTCATGACCACTCTAAGGTAAGAGTCCACGTCAATGATAAGTCTGGTAAGAGAATTCAGAGTCTGAGCAATCAGGAGTTCAATACTCACAAACTAGATAAAGCTAAGGGTCATAAGTATGACTTCTCCGAGTTCGGTAGTTCAAAGACTTTCCAAAAGTCTGCGAAACCACTCAAGAAGATGATTAAGCATATGAAGAGACAGAAGGCAAGAGGATATGATACCCATATCGTCACTGCACGTTCTGACTTTGATGATAAGAAGCATCTTGCAAAGCAGCTCAATAAGCATGGTGTTGACATCACACCAAATAAGAAAGGGACACACACTCACCTACACCGTTCTGGTAATGAAGAGGGTGATGATGTAGGTAAGAAGAAGCAAAGAGTTCTTTCAAGACTTGCTAAGAGACATGGGTACAAAAAAATCCACATGTACGATGATGCCGAGAAAGTCCATAAGGCAACTCATGGAAAGACTCCTGGCACTAAAGTCAAAGGACATATGGTAAAACCAAATAAAAAAGGTGAGGTTACTTCCCGTCCTTACAAACCTACCAAACCTGGAACTGGTAGAAATAACAACAAATGACTTGTCCCAAGTGGCAGAACCCTCTCTGCCACTGAGAATAAATAAACGATAAATATAATTATAACGAAGGTAAAATCCACTACCCTAGAAAGATGAATAGAGAAGACTTAGGTGCGCTGAAAAATTTGTATGAAGGATTGCAATCATCTCCTTCATCCGAGACAGATAAACCAACAGTAACCAAAACAATCACAACTGGGTTGGACATTTACGAGTCCCAAATCCAAAATACAACTACTGAAGAAACTGCATCTAATGTGCTTTCTGAGGAAGTAGAAACTGTGACAAAAATTACAGCATCTACACCTTCAACAACTCCTTTAAAGAATACTACAGGAACCTTCTCTGAGGCATCATGGGGAACCATGTCCACAGTTAAGGATATCGCAGATATCTATTCTAATCTATACGAGAAGAAAGATCAAGATAAAGATGGTGATAATGACTTTGATGATGTTCGCATTGCGAGAATGATTGCTTCTGGCATGTCCAGAGAAGAAGCAATGAAGAAAGTCAAGGAAGATCCTAAAGGTGATGAAGTAAAGGAAGAGACCGAGACTGTAGATGAAGTCTACAAGGGTAAGCACGGTCAATCTGATAAAGAGTATGCTGCTTCCCGTTCACAGGGTGGCAAGATGATTTCTGGTGATGACAAGATGAGTGGTGCTGAATACACTCACGGTCGTAGAGTCAAGGCAGCAAACCCTGGAATGCAACCTGATGTAGGTGGCAAGACCAAGCCCAAGTCCCAGGGTAAAATGGACAGAGGTACAAAAGCAGACCTCATGTACCGCAAAGCAAATCTTAAGAAAGCAAACGAGGAAACTGAAATGGCAAATGAGTACGAAGTCTACAATGTAGTCTCCACTTATCTTCTGGAGAACAACTTTGCAGAATCACAAGAAGGTGCTGATGCAATCATCGAGAACATGAGTTCTGAGTGGGTAGAGCAAGTTATCGAAGAGTACAACGAGTATGTAGATGAGTACAACCTCTTCCTTGAGGAACTCGATGCAGTTGGTGTAGACCTCGATGAGTGGACCGATGAGGAACTAGAAGAAGCATACAAGAAGCTTCCATTCCGCAAGATGGTCAAGCAGGCAAAGAAGACTGGTAAGTCCCTCGACGACGTTATGAAGGTCTCCCAGAGCCACAACCCATCCAGAGTAAAGGGTCGTTCTGAAGCAAACAAGATGGCAGGTGCTATCACTGGAGGACGTGCAGCAGACCGTAACCCACCAAAGGCAGATAAGTCTAAGGACGAGCCAGGTGGATATGGTGATATGTCCAAGTACACTGGTGACATCTATGCTAAGAAGTTCAAGCCAGGTAAGACAGTTCCTAAGGTAATGAAGTTCGGCAGACCTTTCGGTAAGTACAAGCCAAGAAGCATCAAGTTCGATGACATCAAGAAGCAAGGTCTCGATTGAGACTCAACTTAAAACTGTATCACACGGCACCCTTGACAGGGTGCTTTTTTATGCCTAAAATGACTCTGTGGAGTTTCAAGGTTATATTGTAGCCCTAAATACTTCATAATACTTTTTATATAATGAGTACTTATGAAAATCCTTGGGTGTTCTTGGAACGAGATTTTGATAGCTCTGATGTTGGGGACCACTTTGGGTTTGTGTACCTCATTACCAATCTCAAGAACCAACGACAGTACATTGGGAGAAAGTATTTTTGGTCGTTCCGAACCCCAAAAGGTAAGAAACGAAAAGTAAAGTCAGAGTCTGACTGGAAAAAATATTATGGTTCTTGTCCAGAACTAAAAGAGGATATAAAAAAGTTTGGTAAGGAAAATTTTCGTAGAGAAATTATATCTTTACATCAAACTAAAGGCAAAGTGAACTACGAAGAAACCAGACAACTCTTTGTGAACGGTGTGTTGACCGAATCTCTTGACGATGGCACACCCAAATACTATAATAGTAATGTCCTAGGACGATATTATCGTAAAGATTACTTCAATGAACAGTCTGGAAACTGAAATCATCTGCAACACTATCATTCAAAGTCATATTGACAGAATGCATCAACTATGTGATGATAAAAAGTTCATGGAAGCAGAAAGTCTTTACATGGAAATTCAACAGTGGGTTATTGAAAAGGATAATTTAGACGTTCTAACTCTTCCTTTGATTCCTGCTTCTGAATTTGAATAATGCGAGTGTGGTGTAGCGGTAACATGCGAGCCTTCCAAGCTCTTGTCACGGGTTCGATCCCCGTCACTCGCTTGATTAAAATAGAACAATGACTACAGTAAGATGCAAAAATTGTAATGTAGAATTGACAAGTACTAGCAAAGTACAATGTTGCGGATGCGACAACCAAATGATGATAGTTGATGATAAAATAGGAGCAGTGAATCTCGATTTAGTTGAGATAGTTAATACTTCCTATAAAAAAGAAGGTAAAAACGTTCTTAGCAATGAGGATTTACAGTACCAAGAATCAAGACGTACACGAAAAGTAAGAAGAATAGACTTTGAAGAAAAGTAAATTTCTTAATTTTTACTTAATGAGTGTTACGGGATGAACACATTTATGGTCAAGTGAGGCACTAGTTATTATTATATAATAAGTATAACTTCACGGAGACTAACCACATGGACAAATACACCTACGAGAATTGGGTGAAGATTAAAGAAACATTTGAAGAATCGGGTAACACCGAGAATATGTTTTATCAACGTGCATGTGCTATAGTAGGAGGGCAACCAGACCCTATTGATGCGAAGTTAAACCCAGATGAGTCACAGGATGGATGAGATTAAACCGCCGCACTATGTCACTCGGGAAGAGTGTCAGGAGATGATTGATGATGCCATACGACAACATAATCGTAATGCTGCGATTATCTCAATGTGTGTTGGCTGGGTTGTTCTTGCACTTTTTTCTGAGGGTCTGCTTCGACTTATTGGAGTGATTCCACCAGTATTACCATGGCTGAATCCACATTTATAGATTGGTTAGGAACAATTTTATTGTTCCTTTTTGGTATAACAATGCTTGTTCAGGGACATTTTATATTTCATGGTAAGCATGGATACAAGCATTCGGAAAGAGAAAAACTAAAGATGGGTAATGCCCGAAAACAGGTAGAAGAGTTATTCAAAGACAAATGAATCCAGACCAAAAAAGAGAGTTTTACAAATCTCTCAGGGAACGAATCAATCAGTTAAGAATGAACCATTTGTTTGAAGAACCATGTCCATTGTATGAACCAGAGTGGGATGAAGATTATATTTGGGATTGTAGATTAAGTTACGACCATCATCACGAAGAGGAAGGAGCATGACAGGAGAAGAGTGGATGATATTCATCCAATTCCTATCTCATATTCTGTACATGTATGTTGCATTTTTGAGTGGGGTACTTCTTGGTTATGTTATTGGATTTAGAAACGGGAGCATGTAATGAAATATCAGTTGACTTTGATACTATGCTTTGCACCACTTGTGGTTATCTACATAGTAATGAAACTAGCCGTTTGGTTATCTGCCATCAATGCTGAATCGGATTATGTCAGAAAAGAACCTCTACGAAAACGAGGACCCTATGTGGAGGACCCATATGCTGATGTTGACGAAGAGGAAGAGGAATATGGAGATCGCACAGATTATCGATGATTCCCTAAAAGAATATTACTCTGAAATAGGTAAAGATGTTCCGAAATGGAAACAATCGCAACCACAGTGGTGGATTGATTACCTAGATAGTCTTGGTATTGATCCTAGGAATCCATGAGTCTTTTATTTGTAATTGTTCTTATGACGTTGTTAATTTCAGGAATGCAATTAACATGGGCAGGTAGATACAGAGGGTAAAATGAAAAATGAATCTGACAAAGAAAAAGAAAAACGGGAAAGGATAGAACAAGTTTCCAGGCATCTTCACCCTCATGATGATGAACCTGACCCCACAGCATATATGGGTAACTACAATTTTCCTCAGATGCTGTTTGCTTTCTGCGTCGGATTCGCAACAATGTTTGTCTTAGCAGTAGATGAGATAAACGATTTTAAAGGGTGTCCACTCCCAGAATATTTTTTAAACGAGAGAAAATGAAAGTAGGAATGATTGGTCTTGGACGAATGGGGGAAGGTATGTCCCGTCGTCTTATAGCAGCAGGTCACGAAGTACATGGGTATCGCAACAACTATAAAAAAGCTGAAGAACAATTTGAGAAGGGTTATATCAGTGGATGTACCACTTCTCTGGAAAGCCTTGTTCAAGTAGTTCATTCAGGTAAGGGAACTCTTACCCAGGAAGAGTCAAAAAATCCTGGTGTTTTTATGATGGTTGTACCAGCAGAAACAGTAGAGGAAACTATCAATGAGCTACTACCATTTTGTGTGGAAGGCGATATTATTATTGATCATGGCAATAGCAATTTTAAGGACTCTAGACGGAGAGCAGAACGGTTATCTAAACTTGGCATCTCGTATATTGACTGCGGTACTAGTGGTGGTGTTTACGGTTTGGAGCGTGGATACTGTCTTATGGTTGGTGGTGCAAATACTGCAGTATCCACCTGCTCTCCAATCTTTAGGGCACTCGCACCAGGGATTGGCTCAGCACCAAGAACTGATCCAACAACAAGGGCAACAAGTGCCGAGTATGGTTGGTTACATTGTGGACCACCTGGAGCAGGTCATTTTGTAAAGATGGTTCATAATGGAATCGAATATGGAATCATGCAAGCATACGCAGAAGGATTTGGTATCCTGCATGAAGCAAATACTGGGGCAGCATACGTTGCTGCAGGTGATGCTGAAGTTGCTCCAATGGATAATCCAGAAGACTATCAGTATGATATTGACGTTTCTGAAGTGGCTGAGTTATGGCGTCGTGGTAGTGTGGTTGGCAGTTGGTTGCTTGACCTTACCGCTGATGTACTACGCGGTAATAGAGAGCTTAGCAAGTTCGATGGAGGAGTATCAGACAGTGGTGAGGGTCGTTGGACTGTTCACGCTGCTGTGGATCTTGGCGTACCCGCTCCTGTCATCAGCAGTGCGTTGTGGGCTCGTTTTGAGTCACGCCGTCTTGGTGCTTTCACGGCCAAGGTTCTAAATGCTATGAGAGCAATGTTCGGAGGACATGATGTTAGGTAATTTTCTTATATACATCTGTATTCCATTTGTGTTGACAACACTATATTTTGGAACTAAAGGTGGATATTATGACACAGATAAGTATGATGGTGATGGAACAGCACATAAAGTACTTAAATGAATCACGTTCAACTGTTCGTTAGGTCAGTAATGCAAACTCCATGGTGTCTAGGTGTCATGGGGTTTTTCTTAGTTTTTGTGCCTATTATTGGTATGCACTTAGTCCACAAGTATGGTTGGGAGCACTGGGAACCCTTTGACAAACGGTCTCACAAGTGATACTATATACTTATAACAATACTTTAATTGTATGGGTCATAAGTTTGAGAATTTCCCAGTAATTCCTATCGCACAGTTCCAAGAAAACTTTGATGAATATATGGAGGATATTGAAGAAAATAAATCCTCATATATTATTGAAACAGAAGATGGGCAGAGAGCAGTAATGGTTCCTGCTGATGATGATATGATTAGAATGTATACTGACCATGAAGAAGGTTGCTAAAGACCCATATATTTGGGAAGTTCCAAATTCATTGACTGATGAGTTTTGTGATGATTTAATTAAAAAATTTGAAGAAGATCCAGGACACGATATGTATAAAGGTGTTACTGGTGAAGGATATAATCCAAATATAAAAGAAACTCTTGACCTGGCAATTTCTGCTAATAGTATTCACTGGAAAGAAGAAGATAGTTTTATTTGCAAAAAACTTACCAAATCTTCAAATGAATACTATGCTCATATAAAGAAAACTATTGATAACTGTGTCATTTTTAATGATGTCATTAACTTAACTGACGATGGATATCATATTCAAAAGTATGTACCCAACACTGGATTTTATACTTGGCATAATGATTATCATTTTAATGATGAACTGGGAAGTAGAATCTTGACATTTATTTGGTATTTGAATACAGTAGATAATGGTGGTGAAACTGAGTTCACTAATGGGGTGAAAATTAAAGCAGAAAAAGGAAAACTTCTTATGTTCCCATCTACTTGGACATATAGTCATAGAGGGTGTATGCCATATTCTAATGATAAGTATATTCTTACTGGGTGGTTATACAATGGATGGTATAAAAATATGGACAGTCAAGAGTACAAAAATGCTTGTGAAGAACACAGACAACAAAAATTGAGTATTAAAGAACAAAATGAAAGCTCGATTAGCAATCTGGTGAATGCAGCAAACTCATAATTTGCCTAAGGAGAGTTCGATCCTCTCATCGAGCATAGTCTTGGGATGACTTAAAAAGCACCCTGGTCGGGATGGGTTCTTACGACCCCTCGGGTTTCTTGCTTTTCCATAAGAGCAAGTGGTGGAGCTAAGTGCTATCGAATATACCCCGCAGGATAAGGGTTAAGCCTGCTGGTGCGGACATCTGCAAAGGTTTCTTGTTTTTCCTTACGTCTAAAAAAACAAGTGGCGAGCCTGCATACTAACGGAGAGGGGGTTTACAATGACCCTCTTTTTTAGTATGATATATACTATGGTTTATTATAAGTCTCTGATTTAACATGGGTCAATATGTAAAGAAGGCACTAGTCCTTGGTGCTGGTGGATTCATTGGAAGTCACATGGTCAAACGTCTCCGTTCCGAAGGTTATTGGGTACGGGGTGTGGACCTTAAACGTCCTGAGTTTTCTCCTACTGAAGCAAATGAATTTGTTCAGGGGGACCTACGTGATGTAGATTTTGTCAGTCGTGTACTTCAGTACAAGGGGGATCGTGGCAATTTCTATAATTCTGTTCCTTATAGGTACATTGGTGCCTTTGATGAAATCTATCAGTTTGCTGCTGACATGGGTGGTGCTGGTTTCGTCTTTACTGGTGAAAACGATGCTGACATTATGCATAATAGTGTTAGTATTAATTTGAATGTTCTTGAAGAGCAACGTAAATTTAATGAACAACTCGGTAAAAATACTACTAAAATTTTCTACTCTGGTTCTGCTTGCATGTATCCTGAGCATAACCAACTTGATCCCAATAATCCTGATTGTCGGGAGTCTTCTGCTTATCCCGCAAATCCAGACTCTGAGTATGGTTGGGAAAAGTTGTTTAGTGAACGTCTATATCTGGCTTACAATCGCAACCACGGGATTCCTGTACGTGTTGCTCGATATCATAACATCTTTGGACCCGAAGGTACGTGGCAAGGAGGAAGAGAAAAAGCTCCTGCTGCGATTTGTAGAAAGGTGGCTTATCTTCCGTCTGAGGGAGGTGCTATCGAAGTATGGGGAGACGGAGGACAGACAAGAAGTTTCCTCTTCATCGACGAGTGCATCGAAGCAACCAGAAGACTGATGGACTCTGACTTCCTTGGACCTGTGAACATTGGTTCTGAGGAGATGGTTACTATTAATGAACTTGTAGATACTGCTGCTAGGGTTGCAGGCAAAGAAGTTCTTAGGATGCATATCGATGGACCTCTTGGTGTTCGTGGACGTAATTCCAACAACGACCTTGTTCGTGAGAAACTTGGTTGGGATTATTCTCAAACCTTAGAAGAAGGAATTCGTAAAACATACGAATGGATTTGTTCTCAAATTGATATTGTTGGAGAGTGAGTATGAGTACATTAGTTTATGTTGGTGCCAATGAAGGAGTATCTTTATGGGGACTGATTGAGCATTTTGATGAGGTTCATGTATTTGAACCTGACCCAGAAATTTTTGCAAAGTTGAAAAAAAGATATCAGCAGTTTGAGTGGGTTACTCTTAACAATGCTGCATGTTCAGATAAAGATGGTGAGAGTTCTTTCTTTGTAACTAATAATAGAGTTGCTAGTAGTCTTGGTGCTGGTAGTGAAGAGTTTCAGGGGTTTGGTGATTACAATAAAGTAATGAAAGAGGTTACTGTAAAAACCATTAACCTTTCTAAATATCTTGAAGAAAAAGGAATCGAAGACATTGACCTTTATTATTCCGATTGTCAGGGAAGTGACCTTACTGTTCTGAATACTATTAAAGAATGGGTTGATGCTGGAAAGATTAAAGAAATTTTCACAGAAACACATAACAATGGAAGGTTGTTGTATGAAGGTTTAGATAATCAGTTTGAAGGTTTTGTGAAAATCTTATCTAAAAACTATGACTTCATTCATGCAAGTCTAGGATGTGAACAAGCAAGACTTGTGGGTGCTGAAGATATTCCAGATAGCAATCCAGAGTTTGATAGTTATTGGAGATTGAAAAATAATCCACCAGGCATCGGAGTTCATCTGAGAGCTTGATATATGTACACGAAATTACTATTGTATAATGAAAATTACAGTACTTGGTTCTAGTGGGCAAATTGGTGCCTACCTTACAGAATATCTTAGAAGAAAAGGTCACACTGTTCATGAATTTGATGTCGTAAATGGTCGGCACCATGATGCAACAGTTATTCCTAATGCAGAACTACATCGAGTCATTTACGATACTGACTTTGTGTTCTTTCTTGCGTTTGATGTTGGTGGGTCACGATACCTTAAAAAGTATCAACATACCTTCAAGTTCATTGACAACAACACCAGGTTGATGACACAGGCATTTGGTCTGATTGAAAAGTATAAGAAACGGTTTGTGTTTGCTTCATCTCAGATGAGTAACATGTCTTACTCTCCATATGGTGTAATGAAACGTGTAGGAGAACTCTACACAATGGCACTTAAGGGACTTACTGTTAAGTTCTGGAATGTTTATGGTATTGAGAAAGACCATGACAAAGCACACGTTATTACTGACTTCATCCGTAAGGGATTTGAAGAAGGTGATTTTGAAATGATGACTGACGGTACTGAAGAACGTCAGTTTCTCTATGCAGAGGACTGCTGTGAGGCATTAGAGACAGTGATGAATTCCTATACTGAATTTAAACCAGAAGACCCTCTCCACATTACTTCCTTTAGAACAACCACTATTAAGGAAGTTGCTGCAATTATCCAAGGACTCTTTTCTCGTATTGGAAAGACAGTTCATATTTCACCTGGACTTGCAAAGGATAGTGTTCAGTTAGACAAGAGAAACGAAGCAGATAATTACATCATGGATTGGTGGTTGCCTCAGACCAGTATTCAAGATGGTATTAAGGCAGTGTTTGATGAGATGGCAAAGGAATATGACGTTCAAAATTAATTTATATTGTAACGATAGACTAGAACCATCATCTTCAGATAAGAACGAACAAAAGTTCACTGACTGGGCATATGATGGTTCTGGTGTGGTTGACTTTTATGTCAATCAGAGAGCACTAGAACCATTTAGTAAGGTCAATGAAAGACCAACTTACATTTGGTTGCTAGAATCAAAACAAATCATTCAACCTTACTATGATTGGATTCTTGCAAACTACGACTTTGTTGCTTCCCGAGTGGACGGTATTATTAGTTGCGATAAAGAACTTTGTGCAAAGTACCCAAAGTTCATGTACTCGGTAACCAATGCTGCTCCTTGGGTGGTTGACCGTCAAATCTTTGAGAAGACTAAACTTGTTTCGATGATTTCTTCTAATAAGAGAATGATTCCTGGACATTTGAAGAGACTTGAGTTTGTTGAAAAGTTCAAGAACCAAGTTGACCTGTATGGTCGTGGATTCCAAGAGATTGATTGTAAAGAAGATGGTTTGCGTGACTATATGTTCTCTATTGCCGTAGAGAATGCTGTGTATGATACTTATTTCACAGAGAAACTAACAGACTGTTTTGCTACTGGTACTATTCCAATCTTCTATGGGTGCAGAGGAGTTACTGAATACTTTAATGAAGATGGAATTATCTTCTTGGATGATGACTTTGATGTATCTACATTGACTGAAGAACTTTATTATTCTAAAATGGATGCTATAAAGGATAACTATCAACGTTCACTGGAGTTTCCAGTAGCAGAAGATTATATCTACACTAACTATTTCAAATGATTTACAAATATTTTAAAGATAACAATGTCAAAGTTGAAGGTGCTATTCATGTAGGGGCACATCGTGGTGAAGAAATCTATGACTACGAGAAACTCGGAGCAAAGAAGGTTGTATGGATTGAACCTAATCCAGAAGTATTTGAAGAATTAGTTTGTTTCCTTGAAAATGCGGAGACCAGTGTAGAATCCACTGGTTTTTGTGTTGCTGCTGGAGATAGTGATAATGATGAGATTGATTTTCATGTATGTTATGGACCAGATGCTGGGTACATGGTTGGTAACAAGGGTTGTTCTTCTCTCTTGAAACCTTGTAGTGACCAAATGAAAGAGTGGCACCAGAAAACTATTCAAGTTGAAGTTGCAAAACTAGACAGTATTATTATAGATAATGAACTTTCATTTGAGGATTATCAAATTCTTGACATGGATACTCAAGGTGCAGAATTGATGGTTCTTAAAGGTGCTGATGAAGTTTTGAATCATGTAAAATACATCACTACTGAAGCAACTTGGAATAATCCAGACTATCAAGGTGGGGTTATGTTTGATGAACTAACTGAGTATCTCAATAGTAAAGGATTTACTCATGTAGAAACTTTTGAACATACTGAAGATTGGGGTGACGCATTGTTTGTGAAGGAAGACTGATGGCAATTTCATATAATCAACTAGGTTCTAATGGTCGTCTGGGTAACCAGATGTTCCAGTATGCAGGTCTTCGTGGTATTGCTGCTAATCGTGGATTTGATTGGTTGATTCCACCACAGGATGCGGAGTCTACATGTAATTATGGTCTTTTTGATTGTTTCAGAATGCAGTCAGTTGAAGATAAAAATATTGGATTCGGGCAAGGTCCCACACTTACTACAGGAAATTTTCATTTCGATGAAGAACTGTTTAATAGTTGTCCAGACAATACTAACTTAAATGATTATCTTCAAACTGAAAAGTATTTTAGTGGAATAGAAAAAGACATTAGATGTGACTTTGCGTTTAAAGATGACATCTATACTGATTGTAAAGAAATTATAGATGAAGTCGGTGACTGTATCTTTATTCATGTCCGTAGAGGAGATTATATTGCTACTCCAGACCACCACCCATGCCTAACTGAAGAATACTATTTGGAAGGTCTCTCTCACTTTGATAAAGATATTCCTGTTCTTGTTTTTTCTGATGACTTAGATTGGTGCAACCAACAAAAGTTTTTGGAAGGAGATAGGTTCTTGATTTCTGAAAATCATGTAACTTATTCTAATAAAATTAAACTTGGTGATGGTACATTTCAGCACTCACTTGTTCCTTATTGGGATATGTGCTTGATGACTATGTGTAAAGGTGCTATAATTGCAAATAGTTCTATGTCCTGGTGGGGAGCATGGCTACAGAATGATGCTGGTAAAGTAGTAGCACCAAAGAGATGGTTAGGAAAAGCATTTTCTAACTATAACATGTCTGATGTTACCCCTGATCGTTGGGTAAAAATTTAATTTATCAAAATAAAATGGAAGTTATTTACGGGAGAAGCAGAGGTCAATATGATGACCCTGTTTTCAATTTAGGATTTGAAGCATACACAGATGTAGCAAGGGATTGCTATTTGTTTTTGTCTGACTTTCATAATAACATTACTTCTTCTGCATTTAACGATAAAGAAAAGGTAGTCCTCACACTGGAAGAACCAAATTTTTGCCTCTCTAATAGGCAAGATTTGGGATGTGTTACTGCTCATACATACGCAGATAAAATCTTGACACTTTGCCCATATACAGCAGAGTGTTTTGATGAAAGAGAGCAATGCTGGTTTCCTATTGATGATAAATTTGAACCAGAAAATAAGGAAAAGGAAATAGATTTCTTTTATATTGGACAAGCACCCACGTTCCCTGCTGGGTCTTTTAAGTCATACTTTGATAATGTTTTAGTTCCAAACTATAATACTCAACTTGGATTTTGGCATAATGCTGGAACAGACCACATAGGTAGGTTTAATGCAAGTGTCACTAATGTAAATTATGCAGGAAAACTTGAGTATTTTGCTAAGGCAAAAGCAACTCTAGTTCATGGTATTGATAACTTCTGGAGACATGGTAGTTCCCCTCAGCAATTTTTAGATTTTCCTAGATCATTTTATAATAAGGCATTCACTCATCTTGAGGATGGTATTATTCCACAACTCAAGTCCAGAGTTTTTGAAGCAGCATTGTGTAAGACTCTTATGCTTTGTCAAAGAGACCCTTGGAATGTTATTGAATACTATTTTACTCCAGGAGAAGATTTCATATACATCGATAATGAAAACCACTTGAAGGAAGTAGCAGAGGATGTTATCAATAACTACGATAAGTATAATTTTATGGTAGAAAATGCATACAATAAGTTAAAGAATAACTACACCACTAAACACTTTGTTGATAAATTCTTAAAATGAAAAAGTACATTGTAACTACTACTATTAATCCTCCAACAAAAGCAACTCATCTTTATGCAGATAAAGAGGATTGGACTCTTGTAGTTGTTGGTGATACAAAGACACCACATGAAGAGTACGAGAAATTAAACTGTGTTTATCTTTCTCCTGAGCAACAAGAGGAGATGTGTCCAGAACTGTCTGATATTATTGGGTGGAAATCAATCCAAAGAAGAAACCTTGGATTTGTATATGCATATAATCAAGGTGCAGATATTGTTGCTACTGTTGATGATGATAATATTCCATATGATGATTGGGGTAAGAACGTTGTAGTTGGTCAAACCATTGAGTGTGACTTGTATGAACCAGATGAAAGGGTATTTGACCCCCTGTCCGTTACCAACACTCCAAATATTTGGCATCGGGGATTCCCCATCGAATTGCTTCAGGACAGGCATAGGGTTGAATATAAAGGAAAGACTCAAAGAAAGGTTTTGGTTCAGGCAGACCTTTGGGATGGTGACCCTGACATTGATGCAATGGCAAGACTTACGATGAAACCAATCGTAAAATATGAAGTAGAAAAACCATATTGTTCTAATACTATTTCTCCATTTAATAGTCAGAATACATTCCTTGCTAGAGAAGTTATTCCTTTTTATTCAGTATTTCCTCACGTTGGTCGTATGGATGATATTTGGGGTGCTTATGTACTTCAGAAGTATTTTCCCAATAGTGTGGTCTATAACAAAGCATCTGTTTACCAAGATAGAAATGTTCAAGATTTGGTGACCAATCTCGAAAAGGAAGTCATTGGTTATAGAAATACAATGAAGTTCATTGATAATCTAGAATATTGGAACTACACAGCTCTGTCACCTATTCCAGAAAGAACAGTTGACTACTGGAAAGCATATAGACAATGCTTTAAATAAGTGATAAAATAGTAACTAGTAGAGGTTGTCAATGCTTAGTTTTAATAAACTTGGAAAGTCAGGTCGTCTGGGTAACCAGATGTTTCAGTATGCAGCACTAAGAGGTATTGCTGCGAATCGTGGATTTGATTGGGTTATACCTCCTCCAGAAGCAGGAGGTATTGGTGACTTTGGTGAAGAGAATAATTACTGCATGTTTGATACATTTAAAATGCCACATGCAACTAGAGAGCATCAAGCAATTTCTAATACTCAACAGTGGGCAGTATGGAAAGAGTTTCACTTTAATGAGCAACTCTTTAATGAGTGTCCAGACAATGTAAACCTTGATGGATATTTTCAATCAGAAAAGTATTTCAAGAACGTTGAAAAAGAAATTAGAGAAGATTTTATCTTCCAAGATGAAATCTTAAATCCATGTAAAGAGATGATTGATAGTCTCGGTGATGGTCGTAAGATTTTCTTACACATTCGTAGAGGTGACCCTAAACTTCAGTGGGCATATGTCAATCTTCAGAATGCACATCCACTTCAAACTTGGGATTACTATGAAAAGGCACTTGCTGAATTTCCTGATGATATTCCTGTCATTGTATTCTCTGATGTTATTGAGTGGTGTCGTGAACAAGAATTCTTCAAACCAGACAGATTCATACTCTCAGAGTCAACTGATGAATTTTCTGATGGGCAACGAGTACCATGGACTGACCTTTGCTTGATGAGTCTTTGTACTGATGCTATCATTGCCAATTCTTCGTTCTCTTGGTGGGGTGCTTGGTTGATGGAGAATAAAGATAAGAAAATTATTGCACCTAAGAAATGGTTTGGACAGCAGTTTTCTCACTATGATATGAGTAACCTGATTCCTAAAGATTGGATTGAAATTATGGATGAGGGTTGATATGGATTTATCTTTTATTATTCCTATTAAGATTGAGTCTCTAGACCGTCTTAGAAACTGTATTACAATTCTCAGTTATCTTCGTAACGTAGTTCCTGATGCAGACATCTACATTAAAGAGGTAGATGAGAAGTCAAAGTTTACTCAGTATGTTCTTCCTGAAGTTCAGAAGAATGCTGATACTTCTAAAATTCATCATACGTTTCAAGAAAATCCAGATGATGCTTTGTTCCATAGAACAAGATACATCAATGATTTGTTTCTACAAACTAATAGTAAAGTAGTTTGGCATTACGATATTGATGTTCTCTTTCCAAGAGATACTTATCTAGCAACATATAATATGATTGCTAATCATGGTTATGACTTCGTATATCCTTTTGGTTGTGGTCCTTACCAGAATGCAATCAATTATGATGATGCAATGTATGAAAGATTTATTAACTCTGGATATAATCTAGAATTATTAAAAACTGATTATTTCAGATTACCAGCAACTGTAGGATTCTCTCAGGTTTTTAATGCTGAGTCCTATGCTAAGTTTGGATTTATGAATGAGAACTTTGTTTCCTGGGGATGTGAAGACTGTGAACTATATTACAGAATGAATATTCTTGGATATAAAGTTGGTCGTGTCATGCATGACGTGTATCATCTAGAGCACTCTAGAACATTCAACTCTCACTATCACAATCCTAAGTTTAACGAAAACAATCAATTGTGGCAGTGGTTTAGACATCAAGATGTTGATGTTGTTAGAAAGTATTATGAAGACCAGAAGTATGTAAAAGAACGGAGGGCACAATGGACCTAAGTTTTTTGATTCCAACTAAGATTGAATCTGAAGATAGACTTAGAAATGTATGTACTGTTCTTGGATTTTTATTAAACAACTTTGATGCTCAGATTCTTATTAAGGAAGTAGATGATGAGCAAAACGTAAAGAAGTTTGTCTTTCCTTTAATCTATAAAAGATTTACATGTATTCCTGATAACCTTCATTACCTTTATGAAAAACCAACAACTGAGTATTTTCATAAGACAAAAATTCTCAATGATTTGATTGAGGAATCTGAAACAACAGTTGTTGCTAACTATGACACTGATGTAATTCTTCCAACTCGTTGCATTCAAGCAGCATATGAACTAATTGCAAATGGAACTTCTGATGCTGTATATCCATATGCTGTAGGACCATATCAGAAAGCAGTTAGATATTCACCTGAAATGTTTGATGAGTTCTTTAACTCTCCTATGGGTGATAACGACATTGCTACCACACTTGAAAAAGATTTTTACGTTAGTAGTTCTACAATTGGTTGGTGTCAGTTCATCAGAAAAGAAAACTATATTAATTCTTTCATGATGAATGAGTCTTTTGCAGCATGGGGTCCAGAAGATTGTGAGTTACATTATCGTTTACTTGCAATGGGAAATAAGGTTGACAGAATACAACAATATGTTTATCATTTAGAACACTCCCGTACCCAAGATTCTTGGTTCAATAATCCGAAGTGGCAAGAAAATATGAAACTGTGGGAGTGGATTCGGACTCAAGATAGGGAACAACTATCTTCATACTATAGAAACCAGGAATACTTTAAGGAGAGAATTGTAAATGCTGGCATTTAATGGTTTGGGTAACAATGGTCGTCTGGGAAACCAGATGTTCCAGTATGCAGCACTGAGAGGCATTGCTGCATTTAAAGGATATGATTGGTGTATTCCTCATTGGAATACACCTAGGGTAGATAACTATAGTCTTGGTAATTGCTTCCAGATGGGTAGTGTTCAACCCTCTAACATGAAAATCCTGGATAATGGATATGCCCCAACAGTGATTGAAAGATACTTTCATTATGATGAGGAGATGAAATCTCTTTGTCCTAATGATGTTTCTATTCATGGTTTCTTTCAAACCGAAAAATATTTCGCACATATTATAGATACCATTCGTAGAGATTTTACTTTCCACGATGAAATCTTGAATCCATGTAAAGAGATGATTGATTCTCTTGATAAGCAACCTCTATTCCTCCATGTTCGTAGAGGTGACCCAAATCTCGTTGATGCTCGGGGATTTAAGTGGTCATATACTGAATGCTCTGACCAGCATCCTCCTCAACCTCTTGCTTACTATGAAGAAGCACTCAAGGAGTTTCCTGAGGACCAACCAGTTGTTGTTTGTTCTGACTCTCCTGAGTGGGTTAATGACCAGGAATTCTTTAATGATGATAGATTCTTAGTATCTGAACCTGAAGATAAGTATCCTGATGGTTCTTACACACCTTATGTGGACCTCTGTCTTATGAGTTTGTGTAAGGGTGCAATTATTGCTAACTCATCATTGTCATGGTGGGGTGCATGGTTGCAAAATGGTGCAGGAACTGTTGTTGCACCTAAGACCTGGTTTGGTCCGACTTATGCTGACAAAGATACTAGTGACCTTTATTGTGAAGGTTGGAAAGTTATCTAATGGGTAAGAATATATTCTTCATATTTGGAACAGTGAGAACTAGAAGCACCTGGTTCTCTAACCTGTTTACATATAAAGATAGTTTTTGTTATAATGAGGAATCCAGATATTTGAGAAGTCTGGATGAAATTTATGAACGTATTGATAGAAGACCAGAGAAAAACGTAGGATTCTCTGACCCAGAGATGTTTCATTATGTTGATAAAATTCATGAGATGTTTCCTAATGCAAAGTATTTGCTTTTAGACCGTGAGTATGATAAGTGCTTAGCATCACATCACCTCATGTCAGATTTTCCTGTAAAACAAATGGTTCCCAAGTTTCAATTTTGGGCATGTAATACAGAATATTTGAAAAGAAATGTCAAATACCATAAAATTCATTTCGATGAAATGGATGATATGAAAAAAGTACAGAAGTGTTGGGAATATATTCTTCCAGATTGCCACTTTGATGTTGGTAGATACAATCAACTAACAGCAATGGCAATCAAAGTGACTATCTCTACTAAACCAGAACTGCCCTACGACGATTGTATCGCACCTTATTTCGATTATGACCACCCAGTTTTCAACTCTAGACAAAAACAAAGCAGCATTTAAGCTAAAGGGATTTGGTCCTGTATACTACATCAACCTTGATGGGCAACCAGAAAGGAAAGAGTATATGGAAGAGCAGTTCAAGTATTGGGAGATTGAGAACTATACTCGTATCTCTGGATATGATGGACGTGACGATGACCTTAGTGATATAATTAAGGGACGTTATCCTGAGATGATGACACCAGGTGAGATTGGATGCACCACTTCTCACCTGAAAGCAATTAAGGAGTTCTATGAAAATAGTGATGAACCTTATGCTATCATTGTCGAGGATGACCTTGATTTGCAACTAGTTCATAACTGGTGCTTTACATGGAAAGAGTTTTACTCTAAGATTCCATACGATTGGGATGTTGTTCAACTCGCAATCATCTGTACGGGAAACCTCCATATTTCCCTACACAAGAGATTCGTAAATGATTTCTCTACTGCTGCCTATGTGATTTCACGTCACCACGCAGCAAAACTTGTCAAACTTCACTGCAGAGGTGACAAATATAAACTGGACAATGGTGTTAAACCTCGTGCAGTTGCAGATGATTTAATCTACAACTCAGGTAATACCTTCTCTGTACCAGTGCTTCTGTATAAGATTGCTCTTGGGTCTTCTATCCACCCAGACCATATTGACATTTTCCATCGTTCGAGTCATGATGGTCTTCTGAATTGGTGGCAACAGAACGGTGCCAACGTTCAACTTGATGCTTTGATGACTTATGACCCGTACTACGGTCGGGTATCCGAACCAGAAAAGCAACAAACTTGACATTAACCAATTCTTAGGATAGTATAAATACTTAACCTTTTGCAAAACTTCACACTTAGTTACAAAAGGCACAAAACGAAGACATGTCGAGTCTTCTATCATCTGTGGGTTGAACTCCACAAGTAAAAATTAAGAGGTATTAATTCAATGATTAAGTCTATTTTCGCAGCAACTGCTGCTCTTTCCGTATCCGCTGGTGCTGCTGTTGCAGGTCCCTACGTTAATGTAGAGGCAAATGCAGGTTGGACTGGTGATGACTACACTGGTTCCGTTACCGACATCCACGTAGGCTACGAGGGTGCTCTCGGTGATTCTGGTGCTTCATACTACGTACAGGGTGGCCCTGCGATCGTGGCTGTGGACGGTGCTGACACCGAGACTGAGTTCTCTGGTAAAGCAGGTGTTGGCGTCCCCGTTACCGATGCAATCGGAGTATATGGTGAGGTTTCCTTCCTGACCACAGACGACTCTGACGACCTCGGCGTTGGTGGTAAATTGGGTGTTAAATACTCCTTCTGAGTAGAGTAGACATATAAACATCTAGGTGTTAGATTGGGGTGCGACGGCACCCCTTTTTAATGTTCAAAAAGATTCTACTTTCTCCTGTCACTCACTTCAATATCTTAATCGTAGGATTTTTTATTCTTGTTGGTGTGATGCACAATAACTATCATCATCGTATGGATGAAGATGTTCATGGTTATGTGAGAAAATTTTGTGAAAAGAATCTTGAGAAATGTCAGGATATTGTTGAAGGAGATGATTACTGAATAATGAGTAACGTACAGTTCAAAAAACATCGAGTCTTTCGGGAGACCGACTCTGTTATTTTCTACGACATTTCTGTAGAGAATTCAAATGCATCGGACCTAGTAGTGCATACTGGACCTGCAATCTCCCCTCCTAATGATATTGTTGGTGCAAAACAATTTTATATTCATCGTCATCAGACTGATAACAATCGTGTTCTTTCTGGTGTCCGTACCTTTGAGTTGATTAATCCTGAGTGGAAGTATCCATATCACATTGTTCACCTTAATCGGTCCTCTGGTGCCCTTGTAATCCCAACCAACACATATCATCGTTCTATTTCTGGTGAAGATGGTTCAATCGTCATTAACCAGGCAATTAGAGACGATGAATTTAATGCTGATACTGAGTTTGTTCCTGTATCTACAGCACAAAATAAACAAATATATGATATTCTATCTCATGAAAAGCCAGTGATTCATAACATTGGTGAATGATAAGTATATTTTACTACAGAGCACCCCTTGACAGGGGTGCTTTTTTTATATATACTATGTAAAGAATTATTACAGGAGGTAACATGACCGTAACAACCAACGAATATGGACAAAATAATCTCTTTGCCAAAGAGCCCCAAATGGTGGTAGAATCCTACAACCGTAAGGGACTGTATTCTCCCCAGCAGTTTGCCGAGGTCTATAATGGACGTTGGGCAATGATGGGTATTGTCAGTGGCTTGATTTCGTATGCAACAACTGGTAAACTGTTCTTTGGTATCTTTTGAATTTTTGTAAAGTAAACTATGGCTTTTAATATTACTCTTCGTCAACCCGATGGTACTGAAACCGTTATTCCTTGTGAAGACGACCAGTATATTCTAGATGCTGCTGATGAAGCAGGAGTTGACCTGAACTATTCTTGTCGTGCGGGTGCATGTTCTTCTTGTGCAGGTAAGATTGTTTCTGGTACGGTTGACCAATCCGATCAGTCTTTTCTTGATGATGACCAAATCGAAGCAGGTTTTGTGCTAACATGTGTGGCGTACCCAACCTCTGATTGTGTCGTAGAGACTGAGAAAGAGGAAGAACTTTATTGATTATCATGCCAGACCCTGATGCATTATGGAAGGATATGCAGAAACTCGACGATATGTACGAAGAGTTACTGTGGCATCCAGATGATGAGTTACAATTCACTCATGATGGAGTGAAGATTATTATCACAAACAAAACCTTAGAGGATAAACAACAATGAAAGACTTCTTTAACGAAAAAGCAGAAAACCTTAACGGTCGAATGGCAATGGTTGGTTTCGTTGCTGCCGTTGGTGCATATCTGACTACAGGACAAGTAATCCCAGGAGTATGGTGATGTTAGCCCTAGCAGGACTTTTGCTAGGGGCATTCATTCTTGGGTCCGTCCTAGTCGAAGATGAACATGATGATGGTGATGGACCAGATGGTGGTCTTATGACTCCCGTGTATAACCCTATTTGATTATTATGGAAGAAACTCTTGCTGCAAAACGTAAAGCAATTGCAGTCTGCAATCAAGGTGTTGTTCAACAACTCTATGATGTCATCGCAGAACTAGGATGGGACTGCTATGACGATGTTGTCGTAGAGATTGGTGGCACGTCTGTGTATGAAATTGAAGGTGCTGGCACTAAGTGGGCACCTGTAAAAGGCACCCGTAAGTATAATAAGGATGCCTTTATTGTTATTAAAAATAAGTCTAGGGACCAGATGATTTTCTCTAATCCTAACCCTGACCTTAAAGCACATCATCTCAAGACTGAGAAAGAACTTGCTGCTGAACTCAAAAGGTCAGATGATGCAAAAATGTACGAAACTTACAGCAAGTAAAAATGGAAAACCTGACTGAACTTCTAACTTATTATGTAATTGTTGCCTTCGTATTTGTCGGAGCACCAGGAGTTTTCTTCTTCATTGTATTCATGCCTGCCCTTCAAAATACTAAGGGTAGAATGGTTGGATATAAGGACCATAAGACATATGGTGATAGTACAATTTACGAAGTAAATCGAACTACTTGATTGTTAAGTACATCTTAAACGAGAATTTCATACTAAATAGTAAAATCCAATATCGGATAAACCACCCAAGGAGAGTTCTGTGAGTAATTAATTTTTACATTAAGATGTAGGACTCTTTGTTGGATACCATTCAAAAGGTATGACGCATTTAACGAGAGATGTGCTTGTAAAGTCTATTGTTGCCGAAGAAGTTCGGGATATGAAAGGTGACGGTTACCTAGAAGCACTCAAAAATCTCTATCATAAATGGGAACACGTATCTAGTGATGAACTGTGTACCCGATACAACGAAATAAAAGAAACACATATAACGAAGGAACACCTCAAACCTTGACCCTTGACAAGACCCCCTATAGGCATGTACTATAGGGGTTCACTGATGAGAGACTTGAATTGATTAGGATTTTAGCTACAATTGCATTACTAAGTGCTTCATGTACTGCAGCAACACTTGATGCAGACTTGAATCCAGATACTTCTATGCCTATTGAAGTTAAAGAATCTCGTTGGGAGTGTCCTGATTGCACACCTAACGAACAATATGTCCTCAAACAACTACAAGAAAAAACCAAAATTAGAGACCGTAATGCACTTGCAACACTGTTGGGAAACATTAAACAGGAAAGCAACTTCCATCCCAACATATGCGAGGGAGGGGCTAGAGTTTCTTATGGGGATTGCACTCGGGGTGGGTATGGCCTTATTCAGTGGACCAGCCTAGGTCGTTATATGGCTCTTGGTAAATTCTGTGAAAAATATGGATGTGACCCAAGCAGTCTAGAAGGACAAACTCGTTTCATGATTAACGAGACAACTTTTCAACGTTACCTTCCAGAGTTTGAAGGTCGTGGATTTAGTATCCATCAATACATGGTTCCTGCTTATTATTGGTTAGGATGGGGAATCAAAGGAAACCGAGAGGTTTATTCGCATAACTATTATCAGAAACTCGTTTGGCAATGATTTTTAAAGCAATCAAAGAGACCCTAGGTCAAGTGTTTCATTCTCCTGAAGCATCTGGAACATGGGGAACGGATGATGTTAAACTTCCATTTTGGGATGATGCAGACATTGAATGTGCAATTGATGAAGAAGTTGTGGACTGCAGTGAAATGGACAGTCCTCCTTATGTCGGTGTTCCTGCTCCTGCGTACCTAGAGGATGATGAATGGTTTGGTCCTGCTCCAGTTCTTACAGAAAAGCAGGAAGCATACATTCAACTTGAAGAAGCAACTGAAAGACTTCATGAAGATATGCGTAAAGAGTCTGGAAAAGTCGAGTCTGAAAATATCCATGAAGAACTGTATAAAATGGCAAGTAAGAACTGGAACACTGTGAGTGAGACTCAGGGTGGTTCAGAGAACTTCCAAGAAGGTCCTAATGGATGGAGTTCAGGAATCCGATGACAACACTTGACGACTGGCGTTATAATGACGACAGGATGCTTGTCAGAGAACAGGCATTGAAAATCTTGATGTCAAAGTTTGGTCATGTTATGGATGGGGTAGTTCCTAAGTATTCCCCACAGTCCATCTATGAGTGTGCTCATGATTGGGTTTCTCAAGGACACAACACGACTGCTGGCATCGTTAAATATTATGAGGCTTATTATCAATGAAAACTTTTTTGACTGCGTTGGTTGCTGCTGCTGCAGTTTCTCTTCCTGCCTTTGCTGACAACTCTAAAATCACCAAGGGTTTTCATACTATGGATGCAATGGGGTGTATGCTACTTCGAGAGTGTACAAATGGAGTCGATAAGGTCGAAAGCATCGCAACTATTGCTGATGAGTATCCCGATATTGATTTTAATATTGTTGCTGACGAGTTCAACGCAATGCTCGTTGCTTTTGAACAGATCGGAGTTGGGGTGTTTCTAGCAGATAGTAAGTATTTTCCACACAGTCATCGTGGTGTTTATCATACTGTTGGTAATAACTTCTTTCTTAATAGGAAGTATATGGACAGTACCAATTATCTGATGCAGGTAATGCGTCATGAGGGTTGGCACGCTGCACAGGACTGTATGGCAGGAACTATCGAGAATAGTTTGATTGCTATTATCAAACCTGAAGATGAAGTTCCTATTGTTTGGCGTGTTCTGGCAGAACGTACCTATCCTAAAAATGCAGTTCCTTGGGAAGCAGAAGCATCGTGGGCAGGTCGCACTGAGAATATGACCATGGAAGCACTTCAGGCATGTGCAGCAGGTAAGATGTGGGAAGTGTATGAACCCACTCCTCTGACTCGTAAGTATCTTGTTGAAGAGGGTTATATCAAGGATTGATAAATAAAAATGCCTTGCCTCTTTAAAATGCCAGTATCACCTAAGGATACGGTGGTAAAAAAAGAGGAAACCAAAAAGGAAAACAAATTTGAATGGGCTGATGAAGGGGTTTCGACCCTTGTGAGAGTTATTATATTGGGATGGTCAGCAGCAATACTGACCCTTAACTATGTAAGTATTCCTGGTATTCCTCAGAAGAACATCGATCCAACTTTCATAGCCAGTGTTTTTACAGGAACTTTAGCGACCTTTGGGGTTGTTCCTGCTAAAAAGAAAGAAGAAAAACCAGAAGTAGAGACTAAAGAGAAGGTTGAAAAATGAGAGACGGAGGCAAATGGAGAGCATACTACCTAGAACATCGAGGAGGATTATCTCCATGCCAACAAAAACTTCTCATTGAAGGTCCAAAGTCTCTCTCCCAAGCATGGCAATTAAATGCTATGTGGTATGATTACCAAAAGAGATTCTTGAAAGATGAACCTAGTTCTTAGACCACTATCTGATATTAACGACCCCACATGGAGTGTCATAATTTCCCTCGTCATTCTTTTGGCGGGGGTTTTTTATGTTATTGTCTATATAATAAGTATGGCAAATAATGAATTAAACGATGAGCGACCTGACGAATAAGGATGCTGAACAAGACTCTAAACTTGCTGTCTTGGAAAGTAAGATTGAAAGTTATCGAGAACGCATCATTGCGCTTGAGGGAGAAACAAAAGATGTTTCTGTCATTGATAGCACTCTAGAGAATGCTATTCGTCGTATTGAGATGGTTCACCAACGTATTGATAGAACAGAAGAGAAACTTAAGCAAGTTGAACAGAAAGTTCTAGACAATAAAATTTGGATTCAAAGAGCATCTGCTGTCATTGGTGCAGCAGTTACTATTATTGGACTTATTGCTGCCATGCCATCAGACGCAGATGCTCAGGAGGCATATTATGGGAGCAATGACACCCCCCAGCAGGAAGTCGTGTTACAACTTCCGAGTAGTTGAAATCAATAGAGTTGTTGATGGTGATACCATCGATGTAACTATTGACTTAGGTTTTGACCTTTTTAAAAAAGAAAGGGTAAGAGTTGCAGGTGTTGACACACCAGAAAAACGCACAAGAGACCTAGAGGAAAAGGAGTTAGGAATTGAGGCAACGAATTGGCTCAAAGAGAAGTTGGATGGTGCCATTAGTGGGGATGACGATCTTGTTATTCGTACTGAGCTTGTTGGTGGTATGGGCAAGTATGGTCGTCTTCTCGGATGGCTTTACATTGGAGACAGTGAACTTTCCTTGAACGAAATAATGATTGAGGAAGGTTATGCCTGGTCATACGACGGTGGAACTAAACAAAAAAACTTTGAAGAACTTAGAGAAATTCGTCGTGCTAAAGGCACGTTGGTATCATGACCTTTAAAAAGAAAAAGAGAAGCCTGGGCTGGCACATCGAGCAGAAACTTGATGACACAGCAATGTGGCACAAGAGAGTTATTCGCAACATTCAAAAGAAGTACGACCTGACAAATTACAATCTTTTATGGATTGCATTTGCTAAGGGAGTTCTACTTGGTTTAATTATACTGTGAGGACACCATGCAGAAACTAATCAATGTACTTGCACTTGCGTCTTTTGCTGTATCTGCTGCCGTTGTTGGTGGTGGCACTTGGTTATATCTTAACAAGGATGTCTTAATTGAAAGAGCAAGAGAGAGGGCAGCAGCTGCGGCAACGGAAGCAGTGGCAGGAGCACTTCCTGGTCTCATCGATGCTGCTATGCCAGAAATGCCTGAAATGCCTAAGCATACAGGTGGTGCTATTCCACCAGTGAGGATGCCATGAAACCATACTGGGAAACTAACAAAGAAGAACCTGGAGATTACTATCCAGAACCAAAGACTGAAGAACCAAAAGTAAAAGGTACGTCACCATTGAAGATGGTTGCCATTGCTGCTGGTTCACTTTTTGCAATATCACATATCGGTCTTTTGGGTTATCTTGTAAGACAACCTGAACAACCTAGAGTTCCACAAGTTCCAACAATTAATATTCCCCGTGGGGATTATTCTTCATATACCATCAAAGCAGGAAAGGATGGATATGAAATTCAATATAAAGCAAATGACCCTGCTATTCTTGAGTCAGAAAGGTCTTTGAATCTTAATCAGAATAAGAAAGGATTGTTTGGTGGTGGCACTGAACAACGCAATGAGTATCGTCGTGACCAATACACCATGGACGGAACCCGTAACATCGGGGGAGGTGCAATAGGTGAAGAGGGAAAGATGAATGCCCAAAGCGCAGAGTGTATAGCGGCGGACGCTGGAGCACGGTCACAAGGTGCAATGGCAGGTAGTTCTATTGCTGCTGGTTTAGTTGTTCCTGCGGTTGCTAACATTCCTTATGTTGGATGGTTAGCAGGTGGTTGGGCATTACTCTTAGGACAAAGAGCAGGTTCTTCAATCGGTTCACAAGTTGGACAAGTATTTAATGATTGTTAAATAGAAAGAAAACACATGTCAGAGTTTAACACTCCTCATAGAGACCCCTGGTACTCTATGATTAAAGAGTGTCAGGATGCCGTAGATAGGCATACCCAGATGTACTTAGAAACATATGATGTATTTCATTTGAATCAAGCAGATTTAATAAGACTCTACATGTGTAGATTGAAAGAGTGGATTACTAAGAATGAATCGGAGATGAACGATGCCTGCGGAGATTCCTAATATTGGTACTAAGGACATTAGAATCAAAACATTACGGATTAATGATATTAGAGTTCCTGAGGTTACTACTTGGGATAGAGATACTTCTTTGGCTATTCCTTATGCTGCACCAGTTACGGTAGATATAGGTAGTCCTATTGTTGATATTCCTGGATGTGTTGAGGCACATGAGGTAGATGAAAACAATATGTTGGAAGATGCTGACCCAAAAGGCACTGAAACCTTTTGTGATGCAGGAATTCCATCTTACAATCCGATTGATTATAATAAAGGAAAATTAAAGTTTGAGCGTGAGACTCCAGTACCACCAGTTGCACCACCACCAAAAAAGGAAACACCAGAACCAGAAGTAAACACACCCAAGACACCAGATACTTCAGGAGCAACTGCAGAGATTGAATGTCCTACCCAGAAACAATTGTCGGAGGAACCTGTTGGTTTCATCTTCGACAGTGGTAGGAAAGTTGTTATTGGATATAAGTTAGAAGGAACTGAATGTATTCGATTAGTTGAAGATGTTCCAATCATTCAACAAGCCATAAATGGATTACCCCCAACGGGGACCGTAATCACCACTGGGGGTATTGCTGTTGTTGCTACTACTTCTGCACTGCTTGCTAAACCTTTCGCAGATATACTTCTGAAGGTTATCAAACCTACAGTCAAGAAGGTTCTTAAAAAGGTTGCTCAGATTAGAGGCAAGAAGATTAAGGTCGAATCTGTATCGGACCGCCGAGCAGAGCAGCGGATTCGGAATGAAGCGATTGCAAAGCTTCGGTCTGTTGCGGTGAAGAGCCAGAAGAAGAAGAAGTAGTAGGTTCTGGAATAGTGTGTGCGTGAGGTTTGATGTAAGTGACATCTCGTACCATTACATCAGCACAAATAGAATAATAAGGACTCTTGGGATGGAAACTGATTCCCTCCTTTAATAATTGTCCACAATTTTTTAGTCTCGCAATCTCAAAGTCTAACCGCTTGTTGGCAGTTAATTGTTGTTGCAACTTAATCTGTGTTTCTGCTGCTTCTTTGCAGAGTGCTTGTGCTTTTTTGTCTAGCGGTGTAGACCAGGTTAGTGAGAATCCTAACCCAAGACTGTAATTATCTTTCTGTCCTGTTCTTGTAGGAACATTGTATAAAATGGAGCCTGGACTATCTGGTGCTCCATCGGGAATATCATTTCCATCATCATCAAAATCACCAGTCAAATCCCTCATGTCATAAACGGGAGACGGGTAATATGCTTCATACGGTCTCATGAACGAAGTTGTTCCAGTTACATACGGGGTGAAGTTTCTGGTAGCACCTTGACATTGGACTCCACCCCCATAAGTATTCGTAATGTAGGGTCCTTGTAATACCTGGATTGCCTGATTAGTGACGGAGCCACTACTATTAGCAACAGGAGCAGCAGTAGCGGAGACACCACCAACAGTTTCTGCCAAAGATTGAGATGGGAATAATCCACTAAGTATTATTGGGAGAATATACTTGTAGTATCTGTTACCGAGGTTACCTCGGTTGTTCTTTGTATAATTGTGTGGTTTGACAGCCCTGGGCCTTTTACGGTCTCGGTAAACTGGAACGCTGCTCCTGGGGTTGTCTGTGTGAATGTTGGTTTTGAACCCACTCCAGTCCATGTTGAATTCACTCCTTCAATGGTTACATTAGTTGTATGAGGCGTTGGTGAAAGGTTTCCAGATGCAGTAACACCTGAACCTGTAGCAGAGTATTGATACCCTGTGTTATAGTCCATCGAATTGATGGTCTCAGTGATTGTTTGTGTTGTTTCAGTATGGCTGGTCATTGAGCCCTGGGTGAAGTTTGGTACAACAGGAACAGAGTGTCCAGGTTGCACCAAACCATGTATTACACCAAGAACCAATCCCAATCCGATTGCTTCTTGTAGTCTAGTCATCAGTCGATTACAGTAACTTCAGAGACGAATTGTCCGATTGCACTGGATCCAGCTCCGCCTGCGGTTACCGTAATTGCACCAGCACTGGTTACAGTACCAGCTAGGTCTCCTGCAGTTCCAGCTGAGTAAGAAGTAACTGAACCAAAGTTAGGAATTGCACCTACAGTTGCAGCACTAGTAGGTAGTGCATCACCCTGTGTATAAGATTGACTGAAACTAAATGCTGCACCTGCGGTATCTTGTGTTGCAGCAATGGTTCCTGGGCTGTAAACACCACTGGTAATAGTACCAGCAGAAACTGTGTTTGCAGTTGATCCGTCCGTAGTATCAATATTTGAACCTGCGATACTGAACGAGGATCCGATTCTTGAAGCAGTTGAACGCGCAGCATCTACGGTCAGTTGAACACTAGATGCATGTTTAGTAACAAGTCCGCCTGCATTTGCTGCAGATGCGGTCATCAGAAGCATACCCAAAGTAATCGCTAGTCTCTTCATTTAAAATTCCAAGTGCGTCTTCACGACTATTTAGCAAACTATAAATATTTTCACAAAGATTTTTGTATGTCTGATGACAACACGTACTGCAGCACTAGTGATTGATAATTTTCTTAGTGAAGAACAGTGGCAATGGATACAAAACAATCTTGCTGACTTCATGAATACCGATGGATTTGTCGAAAATATTCATGAACCATACAAGACTGGATTGGGGTGGATTGTTGATAAGTTAAAAGAGTTAGGTTTATATCAAGAACATTGGGAACAGACTATTCCTTCATGGTCTTTTATTAATACTTTACCACCAGGAATTGATAGAGAGTCTTCTGGAACTGGTTATCACATTGACTTTGGTGGTTTCATATATTATGCTCACCCTACATGGGATGAATCATGGGGTGGAAATTTGATGTTTGAGAACTGTGATGTTGATAAAATTGTTCCAATGCCAAATAGATTTGTTTGGATAAACCCAAAGGTTCCTCATGGAATCGAAGTTGTTAATAATACTGCACCACACAATAGAATTACTATTGTTGGATGGCCAGAGGGTTGTGTAGAATATAGTGCTGCTACGATGCAGATAAATACTCCTATGGGAGATACTGTTTGATAGGAATGGGAAGTTCTAATACATTTTCAAAAGCATTGAAGCACCTGAAGGCATCTAGACCTTCAAGTCTTCATGAAGAGGTTCCTACAAATAATACGCAGAATTTATATAGAGTAGAACCAATGACATTCCAGGAGACGCATCCTGGAGTAGACGCACCAGATTTCGATCAGGATGGTGATGGTTCATCTGGGTATACTGGTACTGATACCTCAGGTCTTTTCATGCCTGATGGTACGATTAGAGTAGCTGAACCACCTGGAGATACGAGTGCCATTCTCGGACCAATGGCATCCATGTGGTATGCATGGGGAAATTTTAGTACGTTTGGATATATTAGACAGTCTGACCGTAAGATGGTCAACCTAGGAAGAATTACTGGAAAACTTTCCGACTGGGATGGTGTCAGTAATTTTACTTCTTATAATAATGACTTCACTATTGATCAAGCAGTTTGGTTTAGAGATGTAGAAAAGTATGGTGGAATTAGTAATGACCCAGCAGAGGCAAACTATAGGGCATTCTATCCTGGTCCACCATCAAATACTCCAGACCAGTATGGTAGATACTATTGTACAACTACGGGAAGACCTAAGAATCGAAGAACGGGAACCAATCCACCAAACAGAGGACCCGAAGGTTCTGGATTCCCATGGGGTAGTGGTAGTAATCCTAACAGAAGAAGAAGAGGAGGACAGGGAGGTAGACCTGGTGGTTCCTCTGGCAACAGAGGTGGATATGGAGGAGGTAATTTCCCTGGTTCTGGAGGACCAGGAGGTCAAGGTGGTGAAGGTGGACCACCTAAACCACCAAAGGAACCACCAATTGATCCAGACACAGGAAAACCTACAAAGCAACCTACACCTGCGGAACTTAATGCAGCAGCAAAGTATGTTGAGTACTTGGCACAAAAATCAGTTAATGACCCAGGTTCATTAACACCTACGGAACGAGAAAGGTTTCAGGCATATAGTGGAGAGAACAGTGTTTTTAAACCCACTGTTGATGCCGTACTTAACAGAGCAAATCTTACTCCAGCACAAGCAGGTAAAATTGCAACTAATATGGCTGGTGGAACTCCATTTAATCCTTCTTTGCAGGCATATGGAGGCAGTTCTAAAGGTCTTGGTGGTGAAATTAAATTGGGTCAGCATGGAACTGGACAGCAAGCTGCTCAAGGAATTAAAAAAGATGGATTTAGAGCAGGCAGTCGTCAAAATGTTTATGGAACTAAAGGTGTCTTTATAGATCCTTCTGCGAGTGGAGCAGCAGCAGACGACTTTGCCCGAGCTGGTGCTGCAGCAGAAGCAGGTGGTAGAGGAACTGCAGGAAGAACTGCCGCACAGAGAGCAGCAGACTTAAAAGCAGCAGGTCAAGGAGCAGGAAAAGGAACAAAAATTCCAGTTGCATATAAACCTGGAACTGGTTCCAGGATGAATATTCCTGGAACAAAATATGCTGAAGTTGGTGTAGATGCTAGCAAGGCAACCAAAGGTGCAAGACTTGCCCAGAATGCTATTACTAAGTATCCTAATAGTGCGAAAGCTCAGCAGTTAATAACAAAAGGTGCAACAACTACTGCATCTAAAGGTGCTGCTAGAACTGTGGCAAAAACTCTTGGCAAGGCAGTTCCTTTTGCAGGAGCAGCTATATCAGTTGCTGATGCTGCCGATAGAATTTCTAAGGGTGATGTTGCTGGTGCATTGTTAAGTGGATTAACAGCAGTTCCTGGTCCAGTTGGTTGGACAGCACTTGCTACTCAGATAGTAACTGATAGTACTGGTTTAACTGGTGGTGGTTCTCGTCCAACTTCTGTAAAAGAGGAGAATGAATATAGTAGTTATCAAGAATATGTTGATAAAGCCAAAGAAGTTATTGATAGAGATAAAGTAAATCTTGGTAAGGACGAGGATCTGCTGAATGTTCTTAAATCAGAACTTGGTTTGCACGATAAACTAAGTGATAAGGATAAGGAATACTTAGTTGACCTTTTTGATAACTCTAAGGATGTAAATCCTGAAGAAGTTTCTTCTTTCTTGAATAAGATAATTAAAAAACTTTCATCGGGTGAAAAGAAAGTTCCTAAGTCTTCACTACCAAGACTTCCAAAAAGAACTAATAAAGATTCTTCTGTAAATGAATCTCACACCTTAGATGTAGTTAAAAACATCAAAAAACCTGTAGTTATTGAAGAGAAGAAGGAGAAAGTAAAACGTCGTCCTAGAGTCATTGGTTCTGAACCAAGAACTCTCAATACTAGTTTGATGAAACAGGCAGAAGTTCCTGCATCATTCAAGAAACCAGAAGAGAGAATGTGGGGCAAGTATGAAAGAGAGCAAAATGCAAGAGCATCTCAGGATAGAAAGAACGTTGTTCTAGACCATCTTGGTAATGCAGACCAAGCATGGGAATATCTTCTCGATAGAAATGCTGGTAAGAGAAGTTTTGCTGGATACTTTGAGAAGGATGGAACTCCAAGAACCATCTTTACTGATGGTAAGGTGAAGACAGTAACCCGTGAAGAAAAAATTGGCACAGATACCCTTATCTTCTTTACTGACGAAGAGGGTAAGAAAGGAAGTATTCTTCAGTCTGAATACAATGAACTTCAAGACCAAGCACATACACAGCAGATGTTTGCGGAGTATGAGGCAACAGTTTCTTCTGCTAAGGAAGAAGAAAATGACTTTGATAAGATTGCAAATAAACTAGAATTAAAAGCAGAAAGGAATCCTACTAATGATAAGATTCAATCAATGCTTTCTAGTTACAGAGCATTGTCTCATCTTAGGAAAGAAGATAAAAAGCAAGAAGCACACTTTACTTCTTGGAAATCTACAATCGATGGAAAGATTACTAGTAACTTCCAATCATGGGTTGACTCTGTTGGACAAGAGACTGCTGATGCAGTAGCTGTAACTGAAGCTATGACTTCGGGTGACATGTTTGTACGTACCCAATTAGAACCTACTGGAGAAGAAATAAGAGTACCTGTACCAAGTGATTCTTTTAGGTATAACCAAAGTGATGCAGTTACAACTACAGGTGGTGTGGTTAAATTTGGTGAGGTTGCTCCTCATAATTACGATAGTCAGTACTGGTGGAGGCAGACGGCATCAACTAACTATATTACAACTACAGATGTACCTGGAGAACAAACTGTTACTCACGTAACCTTTGATGTTGATTTGGGAACTGGGATTGATGCTCCCTTACCTAATCATCCTTTGAAGGTTGAGTATAGTATGGTTTATAGAGACTCTAACGGAAATGCATATAATGCTGGGACTGGAACTCTGGGTAATATAACTGCTGGTGGAAAGACTAGTTTTGAATTGCCAAAATATCATGAATATTTTGAAATCAGTTTTGACCTGACGGTTGATGGAACTTGGATGCGTTCTTATGAACTAGATTACCAACGTAGAATGTTTGTTGGTACAACTCTTGCAGGAGCAACACTTACTCAGGCTGATGCTGAGGGGAACATTGGTCCAATAGCGATGATTCTCGATGTTTTACGCCATCCAGGTCCTTTTGATGATGATGCGGACGATACGATGCATGTTCTTTTATTTAATGGATTTTCATCGAGAATAAGTGGTCTACCTGGTGGATCTGGGGGAGGTTTAGGATCAGATAGAGAATATCTCTATAATCTTATAAGAAGTCAGTATGCTCATCTTAAAGATAGGTATGCACTAACATACACAATAAACAGTATGGGTCTGACTAGAGTAGCTCCAATAACGGTGTGGGTTCCTCTTGATAGTCCAGAAGCAGTGAGCTTTATGAGAACAGCACCAGAAATGCAAGGACTAACTCCTGCACAAAGACTTAAAAAACTTAAGGAAATGCTTGAAGCTGGTAATGAGTATCTAATTAAGATGCTTGGATATCAAGGTTCTACTGCAACTCCTGATGGTTATAACACTGAAGTTGCTTTGGATACCATTCCTTATGAGGAACCATCTCCAGGTCCAGGGGGATATAAACCACCTGGAAGTTATGATCCTAATAAGTTCTATGACTTGAAAACTGACCCAAGTCAATTACCATCTCCAAATCTTCCTTCTACTGGACCTGGTAGATCGAGTGTTCCTGATGGTACAGAAGTTGCTGCTAGTTATCCAAAAATGGATCCTTTGGATAAACTCCTGAAGGATATTGATGATGCAGATAAAAAACTTAAAAATCAACCACCAGGAACTAGACCAGGTAAGGGAAGAGGCATGGGAGATAGATGGGATTTCAATAAATTTGTTAAAGGAAAAAATAATACCGTTGTTGCTCATCATGAGCCAAAGGGTAAGTATCTGGCTGACTCCAAGACGTTCAAGAAAAAGTCATTTTCAAATTGGTACAGTTCCATGGAGTCTGAAATTTCAGACAAAGTGGTTGAGGATACTAAAAAGTTAATTGAAGGTATGACTTCTGGATCATTATTTCAAGCAAATCTTCCAGCAATGGGTGATGTTCCTCTAGATACAGTTTCTGATACCTCTATCAGTGATTCTGATCTTTTGCAACCTTATCAAGATTATGGAGACCCTGATTATGCAATTAGTGCTCAAATACAGACTCTAGGAACTGTTGATGCATCTGAATATGATACTTTGAAACTTACTATAGGTGGTTCTTTTAATAGTAGAGTTGTTGATGGTTCTTCACTAGATGATAAAATTAGTATAGGTGTGCTAGTTGGTGGAACTTATGCTGGAAATTATCTTGCACATGATTTGGATGCTGGTACTCACATCATTTCAATTCCATCAAGGTTCCAAAAAGCAAATGTGAAATTTGATGCTCTTACGATTACTGCTATTCAAGGAGTTACTGGCTCTAGATCAATAACAAACATAGAATTCCAGAGAAGGAATTCTAAAACAATTTTTGTTTCTTTGGATTCTCCAGAGGCAGTTAACTTTATAAGAACTGACCCAATGATGAAGGGACTAACTCCTCAACAGCAACTTGATAAACTTAAGGAAATGCTTGAGGCTGGTAATGAATATCTCCTACAACAACTTGGGTATATTGGTTCTACTGCAACTCCTGGTCCTGATGAAGTTGCACAGGCATTGCCATACACTGATGAGGATGATGCTTTTGATAATCCTTACTATGATGACCCATTTAAGGACCCTGGTGATTTGGATGATAGTGATGATGAGAGCACTTGGGACTTTGCAAGCACTGATTCTGATACCGAGATTGCTCAGGCAGAACCACTAAGCATGAACACTCCTGGTGGTGTTCAGGGCACTGCTAAAGATTATACTTATGATCCTCATATGAAAACATGGGTTCCTAACATTTCTGACGTTGAAAAAAGAGCGGCAGGTCGAAGATCAAAATTTAGAATGGAGTCTGTAGAGAAACTAAATACTCATACAAAGGAAATCGAACAATGAAAGGGAAGAAGAAACCATCATTTGATGAGTTCATGAAAAAAACTGGTTACTATGAGGGGAAACCTTCTCCTATGGGTTTCCCTACAGACCCACCACCTGAGATGGTGAACGGGTATCATCCCGACCTTGTGACTCCTGAAGGACAGGAGAAACAGTCTCAACGATTTAATAAAATGGACCCGACTACTGCACAGATGGCAATGGGGGCACCAACAGGAAATCCGAAGATAGATGCGAAGGTAAAGAAGGCAGCACGGATGCCAAAATGATAAGTGGCACAAGGGGGTTTCGACCCCCTTTTTTATGTGGTATTATTAAGAGGTGGAGGAAACACCACTTCTCCACTGAAACGATGGGTTGACAACCGTACAAACCCATGGTACTATAAATAAATCAACGACGAAGAAGTTTACATTTCTTAATCCGTTGGACCACACCCCTTAAACCGAGACCTCTAGGGTGTCAAAATTACGTCTCTCATACCAACCCTGGAGGGTAGGGTTGGAATATTATATTCAGTGTTCCCCGCACTATTACATAACCCTTTTTCAAAACAATGGCAAACGCTACTCTTTCACGCCAACAAGGCGCATCCACTTGGGAAAACTTCTGCGAGTGGGTAACTTCAACCAATAACCGTCTCTATGTCGGTTGGTTCGGTGTGCTGATGATTCCAACTCTGTTGGCAGCCACTATCTGCTTCATCGTTGCATTCATTGCAGCACCCCCCGTCGATATTGACGGTATCCGTGAACCCGTTGCTGGTTCACTTATGTATGGTAACAACATCATCTCTGGTGCAGTTGTTCCTTCTTCAAACGCAATCGGACTCCACTTCTACCCTATTTGGGAAGCTGCTTCACTGGATGAATGGCTTTACAACGGTGGTCCTTTCCAGTTGGTAATCTTCCACTTCCTGATTGGCATCTATGCTTACATGGGTCGTGAGTGGGAACTTTCCTATCGTCTCGGTATGCGTCCTTGGATTTGCGTTGCATACTCTGCACCTGTTGCAGCAGCATCCGCAGTCTTCCTGGTCTATCCTTTCGGTCAAGGTTCGTTCTCTGACGCAATGCCTCTCGGCATCTCTGGTACTTTCAACTACATGCTTGTCTTCCAAGCAGAGCACAACATTCTGATGCACCCCTTCCACATGCTGGGTGTCGCAGGTGTCTTCGGTGGTTCACTGTTCAGTGCAATGCACGGTTCACTGGTTACCTCCTCTCTGGTTCGTGAAACAACTGAATCTGAGTCCCAGAACTACGGTTACAAGTTCGGTCAAGAAGAAGAGACTTACAACATCGTTGCCGCACACGGTTACTTCGGTCGTCTTATCTTCCAATACGCATCCTTCAACAACTCCCGTTCACTGCACTTCTTCCTCGCAGCATGGCCTGTTGTTGGTATCTGGTTCACTGCTCTTGGTGTCAGCACCATGGCATTCAACCTGAACGGTTTCAACTTCAACCAGTCCATCCTTGATGGTCAGGGTCGTGTCCTCAACACTTGGGCAGACGTTCTTAACCGTGCTGGTCTGGGTATGGAAGTCATGCACGAACGTAACGCACACAACTTCCCCCTCGACCTTGCTGCTGCTGAGTCCACTCCTGTGGCACTTACCGCACCTAGCATCGGTTGATACACTGAAAACTGAATAATAAATAAAGGGACCCGAAAGGGTCCCTTTTTTAATGGCAATAAATGGGTAAAAGAAAAAGCACCTGGAGAATCTGGGCAAAAGCACTAGGAGCAAAGGAGGGCAAGAATGACAGAGAGGCAGACACAGTGGCTATCATACGCACTGTTATACTTGTTTCTTATATGGTCACTAACGTTGCTATTGTAGCCAACGCAGTAAGACATTGGAATGCAAACGATACATGTGTAAATAGTAGTAGTAGTCTAGGGCACACAACCCAGTTGGGTTCCGATGTACAAGGAACCTCACCTCACCGTTAAAAATGCTGAGTGTAATAAATTATGGTATGAGTGGTATGAACTTTTTAATAATCCAGAAACAAGACACAGTGAAGAGACCAAACGACTAAGAAAAAAATGGTGCAAATGTGTTGATGAACTTAGTGTCATGCTTCATCAAGCATACTTAGACATGCCGCATAAACCCCCGATGTAGGAGAACGTATGGATTTCGATTTAGATATGGAGGATTTTACAATCATCCAAAATGCTCTTCACTATTATAAGAAAGTAGAGAAGAGAGGAAATTTCAGACAGTACGATACGGAAAGAATTAATGCTCTTAGAGATAAACTTGCAGAGCAAATCTCACCCAGTACAATTAAGAGTACAGTTTTCTCCTACAGTTCTACTGCAGACACTGCAGAGACTTATAGACTAAAGAAGATTAAAGAAGACGAGAACATCTCATTTAAGTATGAATAAATAATTAAAGTTCGGATATCCGCACATATGAAGTGTGAAGAGGCTTGTTACGCACTCAAACTTGAATGTGCATTACGAGATTTAGGTTTCGTAGATATCGGTTGGAAGACCGTTGCTCACGCAGGTATATTCTTTGTACAACCAGTAGGCATCCCAGATGAACCCGAAGGGGATCTTCTGGGATTTTCTGTATCAATACCATACAGAACTGATTACAACAAAAGGTATCGTTTGTTAGGAACTGCTAAAAAAGCACTCGATTTTGCTCAAGGTATTTGACTACATAGTGTAGTTGCAAATACTTATAGATGAAGTTCTTTTTTGCACTGTTAGCAACCCTTTTCTTCTCTGCTCCTGCATGGGCAGTAGATGTTCAGATGGGTTCTAATGGAAATCTAGTTTTCGATCCAGCAGAAGTAACTATCTCCGCAGGAGAATCAGTTCACTTTGTCAACAATATGCTCCCACCACACAACGTAGTTGTAGAAGACCATCCAGAATTAAGTCACGAAGCCCTGGCAATGTTACCAGGTGAAGAATTTGACGTTGAATTCACAGAGGCAGGTGACTATACTTATTGGTGTGCCCCTCATAAAGGAGCAGGCATGATTGGTACTGTACATGTAGAGTAATGAAAAAGTTCAACACTGTTGTATTAAACATCACTGTTGCAATCATTGATTTTTTATATCAAGGTAGAGACTACCAGAGATTTTGGGTGCTTGAGGAGATTGCTCGGGCACCCTATTTTGCGTTTTTAAGTGTATTGCATTTGAGGGAATCCATGGGCCTAAGAGGTCCAGAACACATCTATTTGATGGAGGAACATTTTGCTCAAACTCTTAACGAAACAGAACATCTGGAATATATGGAAAGTAGGGGTGGCAATTCTTATTGGATTGATCGTTTCTTTGCCAAGCACCTCGTACTTGTCTACTATTGGGTCAACGTGGTTTATTATTGGGTGGCTCCTCGCCTTGCTTACCATCTCTCCTATGAAGTAGAAATTCATGCAGCAGAAACTTATGGCAAGTATCTTGCTTTGAATGGTCCAGATGAAAAGATTTTGGAAATTTTAAATGATGAATTAGAGCACTCTAGAGAATTGTCGCAAGCAATGGAGACTATCAAATGAACGAGAAGTTAACCCTGAGGGATTGTCCGCATTGCTCGGGGAGTTTAGTATCAGCGGAAATAAGTGAAGCAGTAAAACCATACTGTGAACCTGGTGCATTCCACTCATCACTTCTTTTGTCAGATGATGGGTGGGTGTGTCCACATTGTGGAGAACTGGTATGAAAACATATCAATCTGCTATAATTATATTCAGTGCTATTACACTCTTAGTTATTTGGAGTGTTAATACTGCGTATCCAATTAGTTAAGTAAAATATGGAATTAACAAAAGGCATCGTTATCTTTGGTGCCACGGGAGACCTTTGCAAAAGGAAACTTATACCTGCCCTTTTTAAATTATGGGAAAAGGGTCTCCTTCCACATAACTTTTTAATTACTGGTGCATCTCGTAGAGAGAGGTCACCACAACAGTGGAAAGAATCCCTTGGTAATTATCCAGAAGAATTTCTTCATCAACTAGATTACATCTCAGCGGACTTAGACAATGTTGACACTCTCAGTCACCTTCCTAATTACCTGCACGATAATACTTATTTCCTTTCGGTTCCTCCCGAAAGATATGCTAACGCTATTATCAATCTCAAAGAGGCAGGTAAACTCGATGACCCCGAAGCATCCCGTGTGGTTATTGAGAAACCCTTTGGGTACGATTTTAAATCTGCTGATAATCTACAGTCTGTGGTGGAGCGACATTTACGCGAGAAGCAAGTCTATCGCATTGACCATTATCTTGGCAAAGATACTGTTAATAACATACTTGCTACTAGGTTTGGCAATATATTTCTTGAACCTATCTGGAATCGTCAGTGCGTAGACGAAGTACAAATTTTTGCTTCTGAAACTATTAGTTGCGATGGTCGTGCTCAATACTATGACACTGCTGGTGCAGTTCGTGACATGCTTCAGAACCATATGCTTCAGGTTCTATCTCTGATTGCTATGGAGGCACCATGTAGAATGGATGCTAGAGAAATTAGGAGAGAGAAAACTAAAGTTCTTGCTGCTACCAGACTGGGACATAAAGTAATCTTTGGTCAGTATGCTGGGTATAGAGAAGAGGAAGGAGTAGGTGAAGAATCTCTAACTCCAACGTTTGTTGCGGGTGACTTGTATATTGATAACTGGAGATGGCAGGGTGTTCCTTTTTACTTCTTGACTGGAAAGAGTATGCCTTATGGATGTGTTGAAGTTGTTATTAAACTAAAAGAACCCCCGCTAAAATTATATGAAGGTGAAGTTAACGACCGTATTGTCATTCGTCTGCAGCCTAATCCTCATTTGGATATTCGCATGGACATTAAATCTCCTGGCCTTGGTAATGATCTTGAACTCGCTACTCTCACACACAACTACCCCCAAGACAGGTCCATCGATGGATACGAAAAACTCCTATACGATGCCATCAACGGAAACCAATCCAACTTTGTCCACGCAGATGAAGTGATGGAGTCTTGGAGAATTGTTGATGACCTTCTATGTACTGGTGATGAATGCCCTATTCAAACCAGACCATACATTTATGAAAGTGGTTGGGGTCCACAATCAAAAACAGACTCAATTACTAACTGGGATTATCCTGCATAAATTATTAAGTATTAGTAATATTTTTATGGAAAAATACGTGCCCAGGGAAATGTGGACTGTATATGATTCGGTTGGACGAAAAGTTGCCGACTGTGGTTGGGAACGTGATGCTGCTATATTGGCAGAACGTCGCAATGGAACTTATCGCAGAAACAATACCGACCTCCCTGGTCCCGTAATTGACGTTGAGGTTCAGAAAGCATTACCTACATCTAATGTAGTAATTACGTCTGAACCTGAGAAGGAACCTGTAGAGGTTCCAAAACAATTAGAAACTTTTACCTTTAGACTTTCTGAATCTGAATGGGAAGCCGTTGACCTACACTGAGTAAGATTGCTCATTGACCCCTATTGTAAAGTTGTGTAAACTAAATAGGTCAGGTTATGAGAGAACTCATGATTGGTAAACTCGATCCAGAGGAACGTGTTTTGGAAGAATTACAAGTCTTCCAGCAGACCTCGGACGCACCATATGACCGTCACGTTTATCAAGTAAAGATGAACGGTGAGTCATTCATTGTCGAAGACTACGAAGACCTTAGAGCACTTTGGTTTCAACAATTAAGAAACTTTAGTGGTGTTACTGTAGAAGTCTTAGACGTTCAGAAAAAGAAAAAATCTAAAGGAGGTTTCAAGTAAATGGTTGCATCTACATTACAACCGCAACGGAGGGAATGGTTCGATGTCTTGGATGACTGGCTTAAACGAGACCGCTTTGTATTTGTGGGTTGGTCTGGATTACTACTTTTTCCCACTGCTTATTTGGCAATTGGTGGCTGGCTTACTGGCACGACGTTTGTTACGAGCTGGTATACCCACGGACTGGCGTCTAGTTATCTTGAGGGTGCTAATTTCCTCACGGCAGCTGTGTCAACTCCTGCTGATGCTATGGGTCATTCTCTTCTTCTACTTTGGGGTCCTGAGTCTCAGGGGGACTTTCAGCGGTGGCTCCAAC